CCTACACCACCTGTGAGTATTTCTTGTAATACAAGAGTGCCTAATGAGGATACTGTTGGGCCAACAATCGCTACACCTTGGCTTGTGATACTGCTTGCACGATTACGTTTTACAATTGGCAATGATGTACCACCCGATACACTAGCTCCTTCATATAAGTAACCTATGGCATTGCCCGCACACAATCCAGAAATACTTATAATAGGATTCATTCCTGATGGAAACGCTAAAGCAATATCAATACTTTGTCCAGCGGGTAATGGATCTGTAAATGAACGCACATATCCTAAACTAAAAGCCTGTCCATCAATTAATCTAACCTGTTCAATATTACGGGTTGGGTATGCGTCTCTGTATTGTTCCATCTATTTTTTCTTCTTTGGGAACCCAGCAACCATATTCTTATAAGCCTTAGGAGAAATAGTAGAATCTTCTTTAGATCTGCTAATTCCTTTTTTCTTACGCTCATTCATATTGTGATATAATCCTTTAGGTTTCATTTCTTTTTCCTCATAATTTTATTTACCGCGTCTTTTAATACATTGTCTTTCATTTTTGCTTTAGTGGTAAAGTTTTCTTCCTGTAATGATTCAAACTTTTCAAAATCATTTTCATATAACCACTTCATATATTGACTTGTCGGTTCACCGCTTTTTTTATACTTATCGCCACTAAAATCACTCATACAAATAATCCTTTTCCTAAAGATGTTTGACCAAGTTGTAAACCACCAGTTCCTAGCTCTGGCAATCCTGTACCACCATTACCTCCGATTGGAATAGCTTTTGCTGCTAACCCACCTGTACCTCGTGTTAATCTTTTCTTTGCAGTCTCTGCTTTAGCCGCTTCTTGTTTTGCACGGCTTGCGCCAGCTTTTGCAGCTTTTTCAATATCTGATAATTCACCCGCAGTATAATCTTTACGACTTGTTCCAAAGATATCAATATCACGTGTTGTGTATTTTTTCTCTCTTGTTCTAGGATCTTCAGTAAACAATGCCCCTTCAGGTGCAACATAGCTTGTCACTGTACGACCAGATGGCGCGCCACCATATCCACCTATCCCATGATAACTTGGTCCCTCAACAAAATAACCAGGCAATCCAGCTATTCCACTAACATAACGACCTGACTGAAAGCTTGTCTGTGTTTCTTCTCGTTGATATTCGCCTGATGGCATGAGATACTCTTTACCAGTGCGTTCTATTGCTCGATAACCTTCTGAGATTTGTTTATCGACAGCTTTATTCCACCAGTCTTCAGATTTAAAGATGTTACGACCGCCAGCAAGATTAAGTAAATCTTTTTGTGCAGTTTCTGATTTAGGTAGCATCCCTCTTGCTAATGCCATCCCAAAGTCAAGCGCAGCCATTACGCTTTAGTTCCTAGCATTTTCTTTTGTTCTTCTTCATCCAGACCTGTCTCTGGTGTAACACGTTGTGCTAACAACATGCGTTTACCACCTACACGTCTTGCTCTTTGTGAAGCAGACATTTGTTCTGATAATGTTCTTTTTTCTTCTTCAGCTGCTTTTCTTGCTCGTGCAGTTTCTTCACGTTGCATACGTAATGACTCTTCAGCTGCTGATGTGTCTGGCTTACCGCCACCAAATGCACCACCCATTAAGTTCTCCTCATTATAAATGTATCATCTTGATCTGCACTGTAATTAAGCATTGTTCCTTCTTCTACAAAACGAAGATGCTTTGCCCATAAAACAGCACGTTGATCATCACACTTTACAGTAATTTGTATACGATGTAAATTAAATAATATCTGACAGCTATCAAAGAATGCAATTGCACCTTTAGTCATAGCTATTGGGTATCTTCTGGATTCCTCAGCAAATAAAGACCACGCTTCACCAACGCCACTCCAGAGAAACACACAACCAAACATAGCGACAGGCTGATTGTTAACAAACGCAGTAATGCAAGGGCCACAGTGAGACTGAAACATAATAAGCCGTTTTCGATCTTCAATCGATAGTGATTGAGACCCGTATTCTTCAATCCCTTTAAAATTATGTAAATGGTTTTCATGAAATGGTAAATAATAACCATGACGCACCTCAGGCATTGATTTAAGTATTTTATCAACGTGAGTTAAAAACATCGAAGTCAGTATTTACTACAGTTTGTGAGATTAATGTATTTTGTGCTAAGGCGGACTTGGTCATCCGCTTATGTTCTCCGCCACCTAAAAGCAGATAACCAAATGCATCGCCAATATGCGAATGTTCATTTTTATTAGGACTATCTCTAAATCGTTCTTGGCCCGCACCTACACTCACTCGTTTAAAGTGGTAACCACCCGCTAATGACTTACGTAGTTTTTTACATGAGGTATGTAATATAAGCCCAGGCTTTCCAGAAATTAATCGTTGCATGGGTGCCGCTGCTGCTTCACGTCGAACTTGGAAGTTGTTAGAAGGTGTAGGTTGTGCGCGCAAGCCTAAGGTTCTTAAGTAATCAAATGCAGTGACTTCATAGATCGCATCACGTTGCATACCCGCTGGATCGCCCCAGACTAACACTTGTGCTTTTGGATAACGTGCATTGATCTCTGCTAAGAGTTGTTGACCAAATCGTTCTAGTCCCATATCTTCCGTGACAATCTCATGTAAGACTACCCAACGACCATTAGCTAATCTTTGACCAATCGCAGCTGCTGGTGTTAAACCAAAGTCAAGACCAATATGGATAGGTAAGCTAGGATCATAATCTATTTCACTTGAACTCATAGCATTGTCATCATACTCAGGCCATACAGGCTTACCTTCTTGAACATAAGTAAACTTACCTTCAGCATAACAACGAATCCAATCTAAGTTTTTACCACCCAACATCTGGGCATAGTAACCTCCAGGCAAGTTGGATACGTTTTCTGCTTTAGGATTAATTGTCCACCATCGACCTCCAGAAAAAATATGATCATTTGCTTCTGGATTCTCAGGTAAATCTTCTGGACTAACTTCAATCACACCGCCTGGTTGATGAAAGAAGTCCCAGGCATACTTACCTGTAATTGGTTCCTTCTGACTTAAGCGGAACCACCAATGGTCATCATCCATTGGGTTAGTATCCATCCACACTCCATGCCAAGTCGGTCCACCATCCCGCTGTGTAGGATAGCGACCAACCCGATGAGTGAGACCATCAATAACAGCTTTTGGAAGTTCTCGTGCTTCATTGACCCATGCTCCTGTAAGTTCTAATGATAACAGTTTACGTACGTCTTTGGGTTGGTCCAATGCCAGGAAAATCACTTCACAGTCTATACCCGCAGCATCACCGCGGGACGGGAGGCGAATGTGATGAGTGATTGGAGGTGTATATAGCATCGGACCAAAAGTGTTTTCAGGAAATAACTCTTGCCATGTCTTAATGGTTGTCGTCTTAAGTTCTGGGTATGAGTTCCTGACAATTACAAAACGAGTGTAGCGGATCCCATCAATAGGCGAAGGCTTTTGCCTAACGGCTCTCATCATAATCTCAGCAGCACACGCGTATGATTTACCAGATCCTACAGGACCCATCAGGCCACGAACAAATGCATTACTTTGGAGAAATTTATAAGTTGTCCGTGCGCTACTAAAATCCAGATCAATGCCTGGACCCGCTAACTCTTTTTTACTACGTTCTTTTTTATTGCTCATCGTCGATGTCTTTAAACTGCATTGTCATCATCCGTTTGAGTTCTTGATTCTCTTTCCAGAGCGCATCAATAATTTCCATGACTCTACTATTATTCAGATGAGCCATAGCAAACTCTTCACGAAGTTGCTCAATCTTTGCTTTGAGATCCATCTTTAGTCTCCATGTGTTTTACTAAAAATGCGACATAGTGTTGCAACTTCTTCAAGTCCTCAACACCCCCTTTATCCCGCCAACGCAGTGCGTACTTTATTATGTTACCATTCAAGAAACCTTGATAGGCTTCATCCGATAGGTACTCTTTCATTACGTCTATAGGTTGTATGGCGTGTCGCTTGTAATGGTCACCACCAACTTGGACATCTCTTGGATCATTCATCTTTATTCATTCCTAATCGTCGTGCTGCCTCTTGTGCAAACTTGTTTACTACTTCAAACTGATGGTTTGGATTATCTAATGCTTTTTTAATCCAACCTTTGTATCTATCATAATCTTTTGTCTTTGCTGCTTCTTCTTTTATAATCTGCATGTATTTATCTCTTGATGCTTTATTCTTCATTATCGATAATTTCTGGTGCTTTAATATTAATCCCAATCACAGAGGGCTTGTCTGAATCGTCAGGACTATCCAACAGACCACTGGCTTTCGCTAACAGTCTTAAGGTTTGCACCTTGTCCCAAAGTTCAATCTCAATCTCACCTGTCTTAGGATTTGTTTTAATTTTCTTAATTGCTTGCATAGCATGTTCAGGAATGTCCTTACTGGCTTTGACTTTGACATTACCCGCTTCATCCCATTCCATGATATCAGAGAGTTTAGTATTAGCCATACACAGCAACGAGTAGGCCACGGCCTCTCGGTTTGCTGCGATGGTTGTACTCCGTTCTAAGTTTTTCTGTAAAGCTCTGACACCGCCATAACCTGACAGACTTGGAATCGGTTTATTTTTGTTTTTAGTTTCACTCATTAGAAGGGTAGATCGTCTTCCATTTCCATAAGTGAATCCGACGAGACCGTATTCTGTACTGGTGCGGATGGTTGTGTATTGGTACCTTGCTTAACTGGATTACCGATCTTAATCTTGTACCATTTGTTTCCAGAACTTTGTGAAACGTTTTCGTAGAGATTAATGTAGCATCGTGTTCCATCTGGTAGTAACACTTGGCCTTGGTAGTCGCCATGCCAATCCTCTGTCTTATCGTTGTTAACAAATAATTTGCCTTCGTTTTCTTTCAATTCTAACGGACGTTTATAATCTTCAGCCATTATCTTCTTCCTTTTCTAGTTCATAAATATGGACGACGGCAGCGCCACCATCCTTGGATTCACCTCTAGCAATCTCAATGTATTCAAATTGACTATCGTCATCATACACGTTAGCCTTCATCAATGCATCTAGTATTGCTTTTAGTGTGTTGTCTAGATCAAACCTTCTTTTCGATCTAGGGTGTATCATGACACTGATTCCAAGACTCTTATCGCCAAAGCTTTTGTAGCCAGATTGTTTTACGATCACATCAACTTCCTCCGTAAATTTTTTTCCAGCTGGAGAGATATATCTTCGCTTTCCCGATGCATGCCAATAATTATTAACACTGGGCGGGTAGGGCAATTCAAATCTCAGAGTCGGTGTCATAGTCGATTTAATCTCGCATTAATGTCTTTAGTACAGTAAGCTTTGATCGCATCGTTGATAATGCTCGCCTTAGTCTTCTCTTGTTCCTTCGCAGTCTTGCCTAGTAACTCAACACTTTGAGGAGTAAGTCGAACTAAGAACGGTTTTAGATCACTCATACAAGTCTCCTACATATTTGTTCTGGACTTTTTTCTTCGGCCGTCCACGGTTCCGTTTGTCTTGCTCATGTTCTTTTGCTAAATCCAGTTTGCATAGTTCAATGATCTTTAGATATTGAGCGGCACCTATCTCCTTCATGCCATGCCCAGTATAACCCTTAGTCATTTTCCAATAGCCACTTGGATCGGTAAACTTGTATTCCAACGGTTCACCCTCGTTGAACTCATTACAGATGAGTTTATAGAATTCACGTAATGTCATATATGACAGTTTAACCCTCTAGCCCAGTGTTCTTCTGCTTCTTGCCAAAGATACGTTCAAAGTTCTCTTCAAACTTCTTGCGATCTACTGGTCTAGGTGTACTGCCTTTGCCGCCATCACTCATTTGATTTCCTTCTTTATTAAACCTTCTGGTAAATTAATATAGTCCTCATGTAAGCAACTGGTATATTCTGCCTTCGGATAGTATTTCATTGCCCATTCATTAGCCCGTGTACAATCTACAAAATGTCCTACATATTCTGGGTGTTTCATTGTCATATATACAACAAGCACATATTCAAACATCCTTTCCTCCCTCGATCTCGGTATAGCGTTTTATATAGTTGATGTCTTCATTGTCTAGCATATAACCTTTGACATCATCCCATTTCACACTACTATCATACACAATCCTCCTTAAGTTACCACGGATTCCTGGGTATGCCGATCTCGGCCTCATCTCTACATAACCTAACTTCATCAGCTTTTGTAGATGGTATTGTATTGTTGGGTAAGTACAATTGAGCTTATCAGCTAGGGTTCTAATCCCCACAATACTAAATCCTTGTTTGTTACAATATCCAGCAAGTACAGCTAACACTCTTAGATTGCCTGGAGTTACTTTCTGATCTAAGACTGCTTTAAATGGTATTACTACAAAATGCCTGTGATCCTTATTCCTTAACTTTTGAATCTTAATCGATTCAGGTATCTTGTATTCCACTTAATCCCCACAAAAACAGGGTATGGTTTCATCATCATAATCAAACATTGTTGATTGTTTGTTTGCAAATTTTTGCATATCAGCATAGCTAGGTCTGTCTTTACGAAATCTAGCTCCATCAGGTTTAGATGATAATGCTAAGGATTCCATCTTGGCCCACCACGTTGCTCGCTCAGGTTTTTCTGATATCAAGCTCATAGTTTGCTTTGCTCCTTTTAAAAAACACAAATCACAGTTACCATGCATCGTTACACCGTTCATATTAGGCAAACCTAAATCAAACTCATGATTAGCCCAAAACTCACCTACAATTTCTTTTGTTATATCTGCATCGCCCAATGGAGCATATTTCTCTTCATGCTTACCATAATCTTGATTTTTTATTTTAGCCAATCTTCTTTGTTCGTCAGAACGAATACCAATAAATGAATTCCATTGTGTCCAACCAATAGATTTTAAGAATCGATGAATTGCTCTTACTTTTAATTCTACTGTACAAAATCTGCTGACAGGGTTAGGTAAATAATTTCTAGATTTTATAATCGCTTCAAACGGCTCACCATTTCTTGCTGCTGTTTGATAATCTACAACTTTAAATCTATCTTTCGTTTCTTCGGCCCACTGATATTCAATCCAATGTATCTTTACATTCCATTTAGTTTCACAGTCATGGACAAACTTTAATGTAGCTTCTTCTTCTTTACCTGTATTAGCAAAACAAACAATTGCTTCTTTAGGTAATCCATTATTAGATTGTAGAATACGCCATAGCATATATGCTGATGTTCTCCCACCACTAAAAGATATA